CTGCTGGCCCGAGGAGACTCGTAAGCAGTTCGAGGTCAAAGCAGGACCGGAGTATGAGAGTTTTATTAACGAAGTCGCGAAGTACCCCGCGAATAGGTTCGACGCTTTCAAGAACATTCACTCCAAGATCACGAAGTTCGTCTTGGGCCTTGATGGAGACAAGTCGGCGGGCTGGTCCCAGCATTTCCTCCCCGGCACGAAGCGGAATTGGCAGACGACCGAGGGTCTTGCCCTCGCGTCCTACCTAACACGCTGTCGGCTGTTGTTGAGGTTGGCTGTCGGCCCTGACACTATGGCTCTCATGCGCCCTTCACAGCTCGTGGAGGCAGGATTGGCAGATCCCCGCGTCCTCTTCATTAAGGACGAGCCCCATGGACAGGACAAGGCGGACACGGGCCGCTGGCGCCTCATTTGGGGGGCGTCTTTGGTGGATGTTTGCACGGCGAGCGTTACTTGTAGGCGCCAGGATAAACTGGACATCCGTCAATATCAGGGAGGCCCTTATGAAGGCGGCCATCAACAGGCCGCGGGATTAGGTCATCACGACGATGGAATCCAGAGGCTGTGCCGGGAGTTTGAACGCCTGGAGAAGACCGGTAAGGAGGTCTTTGATGCTGATGCGTCCGGTTGGGACATGTCGGTGAACAGAGACTCCCTTTATGCTGACGCTCTCCGGAGGGTTCTGCTCTACGAAGGCCACGCGAAGGCCATTTTCGAGTCGCTTGCCATGTGCGAGGCTGCTGCCAACAGCGCACACGTTGTGGCAATAGGAAGTTGTTTGTGGGAGATTTTGAAGCCCGGTATCACTGCCAGCGGCATTCTTTCCACGACAGCCCAGAACTCCTTTATCCGCGCACTCCTTTATGCGTTCTGCAAGATCGAGTGTGTGGTTGCTGGCGACGATGGCGCTGGTGCTCGTACTCCGGGCACCGACCACGTCCAGCAACTTGCGGCGTACGGGCCCATTGAGAAGGCGGTGAACGTCTACGACCCGGCCATCGGCCTGGAGTTCACGTCGCATCGCTGTGTCAAGGACTCGAAAGGCGTGTGGAGCGCTCGGTTTCTCAACCTTGGGAAGGCGTGTGCTCGGCTCGCTTTCGCTGACAAGGTAAAGGAGGATTCCATCGCGGGCATCCTTTATTGCATTCGGAACAGCCCCGAGGATATTGCCATCTTTACTTCGTTGTGTGAGAAGATGTCCTGGCCCATTGCAGGGGTCAAGGCAGCTTTCCTGCCGCTGGAGGATTAGGGTCCTTCCGGCTTTAATTAATTCCTAGAAACTCACGGCGCCAAAACCCTAAACAGCGCCCCCGAAGTCCCGGGTTCTGTGAGTGGGCCACAAACTCGCGCAAGATAGCGCTTCGCCGCACAGGCGTTATTCTTTCTTTAGCTTCCGCTACGTGCGGTTAGTTCGGCCTTCACGGGCTGTGTTATTAGCTTTCGCCGTAGAGGCGTTATTAGCTTTCGGCGTACCGCCGTTGTTCTTCTAGGCTTCACGCTCAATGGCGCCAGCCAAGAAGAAGTCTCCTCCCCCACCTCCTCGGAAGGAGCGTCGGGCCCCTCAGCCCAAGAAGAAGGCTCAGGTTCCTCGAGCTCGTAAGGTCGTGGGCCCCTTGGCCATGCTGCATCCTCGTATAAGTTCCGCTCACTTCACCAGTCCGTCCTTGGCCGCCACCCCCTATGTGGTGGTCCGGGACAAGGTGACATTCACGGACCTCAAGGACACCAGTACGTACAAGGTGGCTATGGTCTTCGGCGCTTTCAAGGACATCGTGACTCGGGATGAGCAGTGCTGCATGTACGGTTTCCACGGCTACGGCGTACAAGTGCCGTCTGCGACTACGTCTAAAATTCTTTCAAAGAATATTCCCGAAGGCGTCGCCGCGCGAGTCCGCCTACACCGGTTGGCCGTCAGGTTTGTGTGTACTGGTTCCACAGGCACCAACACCGTCCCGGACGGCAAGCTGTGGATGGGGACCTTGCGTGGCAACGTTGACCACACGGAGTTCGCTACCTACGGGGACCTCGCCGATTTCATCGCTGAGAGGAATGAGGTTAAGGAGTATACGATGGTTAAGGCGTTCAACGAGGGCATCTCGGCTGTGACCTGTCCGTACGACTTTCTGGAGTGGGAGAGGTTCAAGGCCGTTGCCGATGTTAACCCTAGCTCGTTCACCCCTGACCCGTCCCTCTCTAGCATCGTCATTGCGCTGGGTCCGAACTCTAACAAGTTCGGGTTTGACGTTCAGATCGACGCGGAGTGGACTGTTCAATACCTCAAGGATCCGCTGATGCAGTCTCTTCACAAGCACCACGATTCTCTACCAGAGGCCGTCTGGCATAAAGCCCGTCGGTTCGTCTCCGAACACAGTGGTCTTGTTGAGGACGTAGGCATCGCTGCCGGAATCGCGGGTGGCGCTGCTGTTCTTCCTGAGGCCGGTGCTTACCTGGGCATCCGCCAAGCCGCGTTGGGAGCGATGAGGCTCGGTGGGCGCGCAGCCTTACGTGCTCTTCCCATGTGAGCTGCCCCCCCTTTCTCGCTTTCTCTTCCTCCCCTCTTTTCTTCTTTAC